CGCTGACAGATCGTATTGCTACTAGAGATGTTGAACCAACTGTGCAATTCTTGGAGAAGATTACAGGTTTAGATTTTACAGAAGAAAAAGAAGAAGACAATAAGCCTAAAAAATGGCTTGGTACCACTGGCCGCAAAGAACATGCCGACGGTACCTTTGAAAAGAACAGTTCAGGTGACTTGGATTTATCAGTTGACGAAACCGCTATTACCAAGCCAGAACTTGTGCAACTACTAATAAATTGGTGCAAGCAGAACGGGATTCCAGAGTCTGACATTATGAACAGCGCAAAAAAGCGTGATGGTTATATTCAGCTATCCGGCGACAGCGTACACTTTAAGACTCCAATCAGCGGCAACCCTGCTAACGGATTTGTACAAACTGATTTTATGTTCACTGCCAACCCTGCATTCCAGCAAGGTTCAATGCGTGGCGGCATAAGCGGTAGTCCTTTCAAAGGTGTACATCGCAATATTATTCTGGCATCAATGGCCCGTGCAAACAATATTAAATATAGTCCTAAGTTTGGACTGTTGGATGCAACAACCAATGAGCCATTGGCCAACGGCACTGATTGGAATGTTATTGCCAAGACGCTGATGGGCCCCGGGGCCAGCGAAAAAGATACACGATCTGCAGATGCAATCATATCGTACATAAAGAACTTGCCAAATTTTGAAGAACTCATTGCTGCGGCAAGAGAAACATTGGGTCGTGAAGGGATTGAAATTTAAAATGTTACTTAGACAATTATTAACCGAAGCACAAACTTTGGATCCAAATGCAATTAAAAAGCGCACTGGACGGTTTGAGGAATTTCTAAAGTACATAGAAGATGGAAAACCATTCTACACAGAAGCAGGCGATGAGGTTGTCATTGACCTCAATGAAATTGAACGACTTAAAGATTTGAATGCCAATGATCAGTTTTCTGGTGCAATTACACTAAAAGACGTTAACGGAAAAAGTTGGCCATTGGGTAAATTCCTAAAAACACCTCCATTTGGACAAGCGGTCCCGCCGGGCAAAGAAGGCGACGTGGGCAACATTGAAGGAGCTGGCAAAGAAGCATTAGTAGTAAAACCAAAACAAATTGGTATCACTGACGTTGACTTCAAAGCAACTGAATTGGGAAAAATGATTGTTTCTAATACTGCATTAAAATCCACAGAATACGGACAAGCAATTATTGCAATGGCAAATCAGATTATGGCTGGCCTGCCTGCTGTTATACCTGAACAGTTTAGACGCAACACAGCAGTACGAGCAGCTATCATTGATTATGCAGGTGAGTACCTGGGCGTCTTGGCATTAGTATACGGGCAATCTGAATTTCCAAAGCAGGCCGAGTTCTTGGAATGGTTGGGCGGAAGTTTAACTGATTTAACATTAAACTTTCCAGGTAAGACCAATAATCCATTGGCAGACAGTTTTGCAACTGTAACTAACCCCGACACAGAACGACAAATTAATATTTCCAGCAAGGGACAAAAAGGCGGCGCTGCACCTAGCATTGGCGCATCAATTAGTGTACCTGACGAAATGCGAAGCAAAAAGAAATTTAAATTGGCCATTGACTTCATCGATTTACTTCAGAATAAAGCACTACCGAAGCCGCACAGTGTAAGTCAAATTTTCCAAGCAATGAATTTGTTGCACGAAACCAAGCCCGAACTAATTCCTGCTGTATTTAAAAAGTATGTTCCTTGGAAGTCAAGCATCATGGACGAAGTCATGGGCAGTATTCGAGGCAAGACACCATTGGCTGAATATCAAGACATTATTAGCAAAGAAACAGGAACTGGCACCGATGGCGGCAAACTGGCTTACGCAGCTAAAAAAGCTGTTATCAATGCTTTTAACAGCGGCAACGTTCCTGAATTCCAGGCGGCAATTTTGGAAATTCTAGATATGAACTTTGTTCAACAGTATGCAGATGTTGAGAGTCTCAAGACTGGCGTTGTTAAATTCTACACTCAATGGCCGGCCAAATTGGATGGTATTGTCACAGTAGAAACAAAATCTGCTGCAACAGATCCTACTAAAGGTGCATTTAGCTTTAAACTAAAACCTCCGGGCAGTAAAGCAGATCCAATGCCAGAATTAGATTCTGATGACAATGTAGTTGCTAAACCCAGCGTTATTCAATCGCTCACTGACATTATAAGCAAGAAGTTTACTCCCAAAGACAAGCCTGTAATGACAACTACCAGTACCAATCGCGAGTTGAAATAGTACCATATTAAAAAACCAGCAAATTACGTAAATAGTAGTAGAGTGTGACTCTACTTTTGTATATGGACTATTATGAAAAAGCTGCTGGTGCTGTTGCTAATCCCGATCTGTGGCTATGCTGCTGAATTGCAGCACGGCTTCAATAGTCCTTCATTTTCCGGCATTGGTTATAGCACACATATCCTAACTATTAAACAGTTAGAAGACCAAGGCAAGCAAACAAATAAAAATATAGCAGATTCATTGAAGGCGCAGGCCGAACGTGATGCTGCTACAGATCCGCAGGCACAATTCGTTGCCAACTTGCAGGCTCGCATATATTCACAGTTGGCAAAACAGTTAACTGATAGTTTATTTGGAACTGCTGGCACGCCAGCGTGTACCAGTGCAACTGCCGGTGCAATCTGCGGAGAGATACCTGACATTGCTGGCAACAACATCACTTGGAAACTTGGTGTAGGCAGCGATACTGGAATGATTATTATCACTATCCAGAATCTGACTGATGCAACTCAAATTACCACAATGAAGGTACCAAGCGGTACGTTTGCATTCTAATATGATTAGACTTTTTGTACTCTTAGCATTAATACTTTCAATAGTTGGATGTGCTTCAACGTCAGTTGTCAAAGGTAAATTAACAAATGAACAGTTTGACGCTCCAATTGTTGAGCAGAACACATATCTAAAACAACAAAGCGGAGACTTGGCAGGTCCAGCAGGCGGTCCATTGACTGTTGCAGTATATGGATTTAAAGACTTAACTGGACAACGTAAAAGTTTAACTAACATTGCAAGTTTAAGTTCTGCTGTGACACAAGGCGCAGAGAACTTTTTAATTAAGTCATTGCAGGACGTTGGCAGTGACAAAAAATGGTTTGTAGTAGTTGAACGTGTAGGTTTAGAAAATTTAATTAAAGAACGTCAAATGATTCGTCAAATGCGTGAACAATATCAAGGTAAGGATGCAAAGTTGTTACCTCCAATGATTTTTGCTGGGATTATTATGGAAGGTGGTATCATTGGTTATGATTCAAATACACTAACTGGTGGCAGCGGTATACGATTATTGGGTATTGGTGCGTCAACACAGTACCAAAGCGATACTGTTACAATAGTGCTACGTACAGTGAGTGTTAGTACAGGGGAAGTTTTAACGTCAGTGACAATTACAAAAACAATATTAAGTTATATGGACAAACTAGGAGTATTGAAATTTGTCAATTTGGGGACCGAAGCTGTCGAAGCTGAAGCCGGAACTAGTATAAACGAAAGCATCAATAAGGCAGTATCGGTTGCGATTCAAGCCGCAGTTGTAGATACAATTAAAGAAGGTGCTCGTAAAGGCCATTGGGGATTTGCAAAAGAATCACCAAAGTAAGATCGTGTGCATAGATCTTGCTTGTATATTATATGCCCTGGCGATTCGGGGCCTAAGGGCATTGCCCAGGGGAGCGTAAAATTTAAAATTTTACGAACTTATATTATGTTTGAAAGAATTAAACTACACGAATACATTGCAATATGTGCCATTGCTTGTTATGGAAGTATGGCATTAGCACAGGTAACAACACCAACTGGTGCAAATAGTGTTTACATTGAGCAAATTGGAAACAGCAACAATATTTTAATTGAGCAAGTTGGCAATGCGAACAATATTGGCGGCACAGCAAGCACTACACCAAGTAGTTCAAACTACGGTACAATTATTGGTAATTCAAACAGTTTGACAATTCGACAGACTGGTGACGGCAATTTGAGTCAATACAATATTAAAGGGACAGACAACATTTATTCATTGGTTATAACTGGCAGTGGAAATATGACAAAGTTAAATGCTGGTGATGCTAATACGAATAATTTGCGCAATTCAGTAACTGAAACTATCATTGGCGATACTAATACTGTTACACAAACGTTAGTTGGCAATGATATCACAAGTACATTGGCGATTACAGGAAATACAAACATTGTTAATAAAGAGATAAAGAGTAGTAATGCATCAAGTACTGTAACAATAATGGGAAATAATAACACCCTCGACGTGCAACAGACTGATATTGCCGGTGCACAGGGACATTTACTAACACAAAGCATCGCTGGTGACTTTAACGTTATTACAACACAGCAGCAAGGTACAATTGATACCAATGTAAACATTGTTACCACTGGTAATTCAAATCAAGTTGTTGTTAGAACAAGTAGCACAGCTATCGTTAATCCAAGGTAAGGTGTATGAAGACGCTGTTGCTTGCCTTGCTGCTTTTTTGTCACGGGCTAATCAGTGCTGGGCCAGTAATTGGATCAGTGTCAACAAACAAAGGTACCAGTTGTGAAATTGAGCGTGGCTCATCAAAACTGCCCGGTCTAAAAGGCGCAGCAGTCGAAAGTATGGATACATACCGCACAGGATCTTGTGTGAGCGACATTGTATTCAAAGATGATACTAAAGTTAAAGTGACTGAAAATAGTCGCTTAGTAATTGATGATTTTGTGTACGATCCTAAGCAAGGAGACGCTGGCAAATTAGCAATGCGAGTGGGTATGGGCACTGTCCGCTATGCAAGTGGGCAAATTGCTAAACAGAATCCGCAGCAAGTTTCCATTAAAACTCCCACAGCAAACATTGCAGTCCGTGGCACGGATTTTACAATGACAGTAGACGAAACTGGGCGCAGCCTTGTAGTATTGCTGCCAAGTTGCAAAGATCAATCTGACGTCAAAACATATGAACTCGAAGAAAATCGCTGTCGAGTCGGCGAGATACTTGTATCAACTGGTGGTGGCGAAGTATTATTATCGCTGCCATTTCAGGCAACTTATGTTATTAGTA